AGGTAAGTCACTTAAAGCTGAAGCCGGCGCAGAAGCTGTAATTAAGGATATGCAATCAGACCTCAATATTCCAGTCGTAGTAAAATATGATCAGAAGAACGACGAGTTTGATGTTGTTATGAAAACAATTATGCGCAAAAAGAATTTTTCAACACCAAATAAAATTATCAAATACTAAGAGGTCTAATATGAAAAACTTTAGAGAATTTACGGAAGCATATGCTGGTCAAAATGTTAACAGCGCTGATAAAAAACCAGTTAACTATGTAGGACCGGATGGTAAGACCAGAGTAAAGATGGTACCAGCCAAACGTGCCCTTACAAAAGAAGCAGCAGAAGATGAGGAACCCGCTTCTCCAGATGAAGCTTCCATGGCAAAAAGACAGCTTGAGTTTATTGAATATGCCGCAGAGGAAATTGAAGATCATATTGAATCTGGTAAGGCATTTCCAGAATGGATGCAAAATAAGCTTTCAAAGGTTCATGCCGAAATGGAAGGGTTACATTCAGCGCTTGGTGATCATGAAAGCGAAGATGAAGAAGACGAGGATGAAGACGAAGAAGATGAGGATATTAAAGAAGGATCTGAATCTTGGGAAGCTGGTTATAAGCGCCGAGTTGTAAAAACTACTAAACCAGAACATAAAGAAAAAGGGTTTAATTGGAGAATTAAAGGTAAGGATCGTCCTGAGATCAGTATTAAGCTCTATAAAGAAAAGCCATCACAGCAAGAGTTCAATAAGCAAATGAAGCGCGTTGCTGGCCACGAGTTTGGAGGATAAGATGAAAAGCTATATTGAACATTACAACGATCTATGTGAATCAATGTATGATAATTTGATTGTAGAAGAAGCTGAATATGAAGGTAAAAAAGTTAAGCTAAATGACCCAATTCGTACGTCGGAGCAATCCGGCAAAAAGTTTAAAGTATATGTTCGCAATGATAAAGGTAATGTTGTTGTTGTTCGTTTTGGTGATCCTAATATGGAAATCAAAAGAGACGACCCAAAGCGTCGTGCTTCCTTCCGTGCCAGACATGGTTGTGACAATCCTGGACCCAAGTGGAAAGCAAAATACTGGAGTTGCCGAATGTGGTCTAAGGGACAAACCGTCTCAGATTTAGATTAAGTTCTGACCTGTTATCAGTGGAAAACTAAATAATTATAAATATATTTAAATAACTGATAGCAGGAATAAATTATGTATCACATACTCTATGAAACTACAAACAATATCAATGGCAAAAAGTATATTGGTATTCATACAACAGATAGTTTAGATGATGGCTATATTGGAAGCGGGACTGTAATAAAAAGCGCAATAAAAAAGTATGGCAAAAATAATTTTACTAGAACTATACTAAATTTTTATCATAGCCGCAAAGAATTGTTAAAAGCCGAGTCCGAAATGGTTACAAAAGATATAGTTAATAGTGATAACTATTATAACATGATTTTAGGTGGAAAAACATTTATAGATAGTTTAATTGATATGGATAATAAAGAAGCATTTGAGAAGCACCAGTCAAAAGCAGGCAAAGTTGGCGGAAAGGCATTTATAGAATCCCTATCAAAAAGCCAGTTAAAGGAATGGCATACTGCTGGAGGTAAAGCGAGTAAAAACCCAGGCGGTTACAATATGAGTGAAAAAGGCAAAGCTAATATTAAAAACGCTAGAAAAAATAGTCAAAAATATCTTTGCCCAATATGTAAGCATAAGCCATTAGACGGAGGCAACTTTAATAAACATATGAATGTTGTACACAATATAGAAAAAGAAGAATGTTACCAGTGGCGCGCTGGAGCCAAAGTAGACAATTAATAAATATTACTAATAAACTAATAGGAGAGTATTATGGATCCAGTAAATAGAAAAGCCTTAAAAGGTAAGTTTAAAGATCGTGCAGATAAAGATATTGATAACGATGGCGATGTAGATTCATCTGATGAGTATCTACATAAGCGTCGTAAAGCTATATCAAAAGCTATTGGTAAGATTAAGGAAGAACTTGAACTTGATGAAGCAGCACCAAAGATGAAAGGTGATTTTATTAAAACTCAGCGTGAAAAAGATAAAGCTCATGCTGATGCTATGGGTCGTCACGTTAAATCCGGCCGTAAAAAGACTATGACTTCTACACAACGTTCACTAGCTTCTATGCGTAAAGAAGAAGTCGAACTTGATGAAGCAGAAATGAGTCTCTATGATAAAATAAAGGCAGCGAGAGCAAATCCATCGCCAGATAAACCTGTAAGAGGTCGTGGATCAAAAAATCGCAATCCAAAAACTTATGATGTACGCAACACACTAGACAAAGAGGATGATCGTCTTCAAGCCAAGGTAAAGAAAAAATTGAAAAAAGAAGAAGTCGAACTTGATGAAGTCTCAACCGAAAAGCTTCGTGACTATGCATCTGCCGCTCTTCAGGATAAGAATAAAGCAAAGGCCGATAAGCGTTGGAAGTATGTTTCAAAAGCAATGAATACTGTAGGCGATAGAGAAGCTAAAGCTGCTCATGCTCTTAAGTACAACAAAAAGGATTGATATAATGTTTATGTATGCTTCATTAATGGATTGGTTATTTGGCGTTTTGAGAATTGATCCAGCTAAAGGTAAAAGAGTTGAAGAAAAGTCTGAACCAGTAACTGTAGAGACAATTAAAGAAACTGTTGATTTAATTAAATCTGAGGTAAAACCTAAACCGAAAAAGAAGAAAGAAAAGGCTATCGGTATTGATTTTACTCAAATGACAAAAAAGCAATTGGTGGAATATGCCAATAAAAATAATATCGAACTTAAAATGACAATGAAAAAAGATGATATGATTACTGTCATTGTAAAAAATATCTAATTTTTAACCCAATAGTATAAGGAGAAAATAAATGGCACTATGGGGAAAAGTTGATAATGTAAATAGCGCACCAAATTGGCTAGATTCAACTGACAATGACAACAATAAGTCAAATGATTTAGACAATGCGGTGTTTGTTGATACGACAGAAGCAGGAATTGCGGCTAACCGTGCTAGAGGTATTCAAACACCAGGTTGGAATCTTTATCACACGTATACAGACGCTGATGGCAATACACGTCACCGTGTTGAACCATTGGTAGTAATGAAAGTTACACAAGGTGCTGCCACAGACGTTGGTGCTGTGGTTATTGCTGCTACAGCCATGGCAAACAATACTGTATATACAATTGTCACAGCTGGAGATACTGACTTTACTCTAGTTGGTGCTGCCAATAATGATGTAGGCACAGAGTTTACTTCAGACATTAGTGGTGGTGCTGCAACAGGTACTGGTACAGTTGCTGTATCCGATGACCCAATTGCTGCAGACAGCTAATAAATATTTTGGAAGGGGGTGTAATGCCCCCTTCTTTTTAATGAGTGAGATTGAATATGGTTTTAGACGAAAAGAATTTTATCTTTTATGCAGCACAAAATTATGATAATTTAAGATCATCTGGAGTTGAAGAATTCCATGATGATTTAAAAAGGTTTCAATATTTAAAAAGACTGTTTAAAAGATATGATGAAGATAATGATTTACGTCTAAGACTTATTTTAAACCATATGGTTGTGATATATAACTGTTTCGGTAAGGCTGCAACAAATATGATATTCTTTAAATTGCAGGAATATCATTCTTATGTAAAACCATTTGTTATATTTCTTAACTATATGCCAGAATGTATAGAATATGAAGATATCAAAATATTAAATAGTGATATACCACTTGATCCAATTATTGTAGAAGAGCTTAGAAAAATATGATTGTTGACCTATTTTTAGTCTATCAATTCATCAAAAGAATTGCTACGCCTTTCAATGAATGGGAAGCGTACAAGCAAGGCGTGATTGATGAAAATGGTAATATTCTAAAAAGAGGTAGAGATCGTCGTACGGTTAAAGAACGTGATTCATTTGGCAAATATGATCTTATGATTCTTAAGCTAAAGAAACTACTAGAAAAAGTACCCGGTGGTAATACAAGATTGGGTAGTTATGCAGCTGCCCTATGGCTTATAAAAGAAAACAATGAAATACCAACTGAACAACGATTGATTGAATATATTCATTATATCAAAGAAAATCAAGATGTCAACAACTTTTTAAGTGAAGCGACAGATAAACCTCCTAGTTGGAAAAGAGCTGGACCAAATGGTGAGTTAGAAATTAAATTTCCTACGGGTCGTAAGTTTATGATCGAGAAGCAATACGATTATAACGATCGACACAAAGGCGACTGGATGGTCAATGAATGGATTAAAGGTGATTGGGAATGGGTCGAGACCTATAGTCCAAAATGGTATGCCAAAGAGAATGTGATGAAAATGGGTCAGTACGATAAAAAAGGTAAAAAAGTGGCTGACTATTCAAGCACATTCCAATACGAATCTACCATACATGAAGAAGGCATTGTAAATACTGCTGGTTCAGGCAATATTCATGGTATAGGAGTAGGACCAAAAGGAGAGCCTGGTGTAACGCCTGATAAGATGAAAAAGTATAAGAAAAAGAATCAAGAAGATTCTCCTAAACCAAAACGTCTTTCATTTAAGGATATGCTATGAAATATATCGTACTT